GGGTATACTCATGATCAACCAATACGGGATAGCCGCTTTCGTTCTCCCTTATTTCCTTTCCGGATGACTGACCGTCCAGCAACTCCTGCCAGTATTCTTCCGTTATCTCTACTGAACCTTCTTGTGTCTCATCGTAGAATCCTTGTTTCCAATATTTTGCCATAATATTATTTATTTCCAACGCCCAACGGCTATCCAATAAAAAGGATTAGTTCCCGCGCCAGTACCATTACTATCCCCAACGGTATATCTACTACGTATTCTAAAAAGGTTTGTACCTACCGATATTATAAAACCAGAAACAACATTCATACCGCTGCCCGGTTCGTAGTAGGTAATCACAGGAACATAACTGGTGTTATAAAATGATAGTGGTAAATACACATAGGTGTCGTTGCTTGAGCTTGACTTGTATCCCCACTGAATCAATAAACCATTATTAAACTTAGCATATCCGTTCATGCCCAAAGATAGAGTCATAGCGTTAGACAAGTCTGCCTTTGCCAAGTTGGGAATCATGTTCAGCAATTCTACAACTCTATCTCCTGTAAATCCGCTATTATAATCACTCATGCAAACTCTTTTTTAATC